TTGGATCTACTGTTGAAAAATATGAAGGTTCTTACAATATTGTAGATAATACGATTAATTTCTATACTGCTCCAACGGGAATAAAACCACCAGAAGATCCAGCAGATCCAGACGAATTAGATTGGACGGGGATTCAAACTTCATCAACTTTCCAAGGAAGAGCATTCCTAAGAAATGGTGTTGTTGGATCATCAACTCATACTTATGCAACAAATTATCTGTTTGATAGTATTTCTGAGAGTTTTAATGGAATTGGAAAAACATTTACTGTTTCCCAAGATCAATCTAATATTTCTGGTTTTAGTACAAATCATGGACTGATTCTAATTAATGACATCGCTCAAATTCCATCACAAGGTGCCAGAATTAATGATTTCTCTATGACAGAGAATGCTGGAATTACTTCTATCGTATTCAGTGGATTTGCTGCATCGGTAACAAATGATGTAAATACTGGTTCTGTTCCAGTTGGTGGTGTTATTGTTTCTGTCGGGTCAACACAAGGTTTTGGATATCAACCATTAGTTGCTGCTGGTGGAACCGCTAATATCTCTGGATTTGGAACAGTTACTTCAATTAGTATTGGAAATAGTGGATCTGGTTATAGATCTGGAATTGCAACTTTAAATGGAGTTGTTCAAGAACTTACCTATAATGTTGGGTTAAGAACTGCCGATATTGATACTGTTGATGTCGTCTCGATTGGAACGGCAACGGTTTCTAACGGTAATATTGTCGGAGTTTCTATCACCAATCCAGGAACTGGATATACGTTTACAAATCCACCAGTTGTTGTATTTGATGAACCAATCCCATACACTCGTATTCCCCTCATTTATCATCCAGATTCTCCTGGCGGAAATCTTGGCACAAATTCATATGTTGACATCCAAGTTTCTCTTGGATCTAGTGTCATTAACTTTGAAATTATCAATAATGGATATGGTTACAGAACTGGTGAAATTTTAACAATTCCATCTGGCGGATTGACCGGTATTCCAACAGATTCTACTGTTGGGGCAGGATTTAGTGATTTCAGAATCAATATCAATAGAGCTGACTCCGACAAATTTACTGGTTGGAGATTTGGTGACCTTGACGTTTTCGATAAATTAGATTCGTTCTTTGATGGGCAGGAAAAGGTTTTCACTCTGAGAAAAGAAGGACTTCCAACTTCTATCAGAGCAGCAAAAGGATCTTTAATCGATGTTGAACAAACAATTATTGTTTTCTTGAATAATGTCCTACAAGAACCAGGTTCTGCATATCAATTTACAGGTGGATCAAATATCACCTTTATTGAAGCTCCGAAAGAGGGAGACACATGTGCTATTTTATTCTATCGTGGAACAGGAGATGTTGATGTTATTAGTAGGGATATTATTGAAACAATCAAGACTGGTGACACTGTAAAAATTAATGCAAGAGATGATCAAAGTCCTCTTGTATTTGGTCAAGATTATAGATTTGTATCTGGAATTACTACTGCCGACAGTTTTGCAACTTCTCCATATACTGGTGGTGGTCTTACTACTGATGTGACAATTCAAAGACCAATGACTTGGTGTAAGCAGCAGGAAGATCTTTTCCTTAATGGACAATCTATTACAAAAGATAGAGACCTCTATGAGGCAAATATTTTCCCAGAGGCGCATTTAATTAAACCAGTTGGACTTGGATCAACCGAAATTTGGGTGGATAGTGTCTTACCTCTCTTTGATTCATATGCCGAAGCACAAACAGAATCCAAACAAAAAATTGATATCTTTGATCAAGATACAAAAATTTCTGCGGCAGCAACAGCAATTATCTCTGGATTTGGAACGGTTTCATCTATTTCCATAACCAACTCTGGACTTGGTTACACAGCAACCCCTTTGGTGTCAATTGCAAATAGCGTTGGATTTGGATCTGACGCAAGAGCCACTGCAACTGCATCTATTACTGGGACAGCGGTTACTTCGATTACGGTTACTAGTGCTGGTGCAGGATACACATTTACTAATCCACCAGTTGTTCTCATTACTCCACCAAGGTTTGATATAGAGCAAATTGATAACGTGGATTATGAAGGAGACTTTGGCATTATTACTGGTGTTGGAACCACATCAGTTGGCGTGGCAACAACAGGTCTTGTATTTGATTTGTTGATTCCTCTTGGATCTCCATTGAGAAGTACTTCTGTAATGGGACCTGGGGCTGCAAGAACAATATCCAATATTGCTTCTGGATATCCGTTTGTTGTGTTTGATTCCAACATTGGACAAGGAGTAACTTCTCTTGATCTTGGTGGATCCACTCTCGGTATTGGATCTACTTGTTTAGATAATGTTTATGAGGCGGTTTCTGTTTCTATTGCAACGACAGAAACAGTTGGATTTGGAACAACTTATGTCGCTAAGGTTGTTGTTAGTGTTTCTAGCACTGACGGAATTACTGGATATGGATATAGTGATTTCTTCGGGAGATTTAGTTGGGGTAAACTCAAAACGTTTACCAGAGCAGGTGTTGCCAAGACATTTACTCCAAAACTAGATAATGGATTCACTGGAATATCTACCGGTCCAGTTATTCTTAGAAAAACTCCTTTGAAATCGGTTGGGTATTTAACCTAAATAACTAGAAAAAAGTTTATAGAAATGTCCGCAATCATCACTGAACAATTTCGTATACTTAGTGCTGAAAATTTTCGTGCTGGAATTGCGTCTACTGGTAGTTCATATTATACGTGGATTGGACTACCAAATGCACCAGAGTTAGACGCAAATTGGAATATCAGTCCACCAGCACCAGTGGATTCTTTTAACGACGAAAATCGTTATTGGGATACCATGATTGCAATGAAAAAAATCAACTCTTCTGATATCAGAAGAGTTGTTGAAAAATATACATGGGCATCTGGTGAGAAATATGACATGTATAGGCATGATTATAGTAGAAATAATCTTGCTCCTGTTTCAAAATCCACAACTCTTTATAACGCAAAGTATTACGTAGTTAACCGAGATTTTAGAGTATACATTTGTTTAAATAATGGAATCTCACCAGAAAATCCAACTGGAAGACCTTCTCTTGACGAACCCATTTTTACTGATTTGGAACCAAGAGCAGCAGGTAGCAGTGGTGACGGATATGTTTGGAAATATCTCTATACATTAACACCAACTGATATTTTAAGATTTGATTCCACCAACTTCATTCCTGTTCCTGATGGTTGGAAGACTGGTGGAGAAAATGCATCTGTCAGAGATAACGCTGCAACTAGTGGACAACTTAAAATAGTAACTATTACTAATAGGGGCACTGGTTATGGAACTGCGACTACATATAGTAACGTCAATATTCTTGGTGACGGTGATGGAGCAAAGGCAAGTGTAACTATTAATGCTGACGGAAAACTTGAATCCGTCGATGTTTCTACCGGTGGATCTGGATACTCATTTGGCACTCTTGATCTTGATGGTGCCGGAATTACAAATTCTGCATCTAGCACTGATGCGGTGACAAATGTAATTATCCCACCAAATGGTGGTCATGGTTCTGATATTTACGAGGAACTAGGTGCTCGTAAAGTCATGATTTATTCTCGATTTGAAAATGACAGTACAAATCCAGATTTTATTACTGGAAATGAATTTGCTAGAATTGGAGTTGTAAAAGATCCTCAGGTTTATAATTCTACGACTAGTCTTTCGTTAAGCAAAGCAAGTTCGGTATATGCATTAAAAGTGAATGCTAGTCAGTTGAATCTAATTGATTTTGCACCTGATGATGTTATTACTCAAACTATTGGTGTTGGGTCAACTGCAATTGGAAGAGTTGTGTCTTGGGATTCTACAACAGGAATCTTAAAATATTGGCAAGATAATAGAGTTGCTACATCATCCACGGTAGCAACTCCTCCTTTATATGGATATAAGTTACTAAGATTTGCTAACACTTTAACTAATGGGGGATCCTTCAATATCACAGGAGGAACAGGAACAGTTGCTATCGATACTTCATTCTCAGGTATCTCCACCGTTCTAAATAATAGGACCTACTTCCTAGGCCAAACGTTTGACAAAGGTGTATCAAATCCTGAGGTTAATCCTCAGAGTGGACAGATAATCTATGTTGATAACAGACCATCTGTTCTGAGATCGTCAAACCAAAAAGAAGATATCAAAATCGTTTTAGAATTCTAAGAAAATGCCCCAGGAAACTAATCTCAACATCACTCCTTATTATGATGATTTTGATCCCGCAAACAATTTTCATAGAGTTCTTTTCAAACCAGGAACTCCTGTTCAGGCGAGAGAATTAACTGGTTTACAGTCAATTCTTCAAGATCAAATTGAGAAGTTTGGTACTCATTTTTTCAAAGAGGGTGCCAAGGTAATTCCTGGGCAACTTTCCTACCAAGATCTTTTTACTGGTGTTTGTATTGATCCAGATTTTGCGGGTATTCCTGTAAGTCTTTACTTGAATCAACTCATTGGTAAAAAATTCAGAGGAGAAGAATCTGGTATTGAAGCAAGAATTGATTTTGTTCTTTCTTCAAATGATTCTGAATTAAATTTAGAT